GACTGGACAAATCATTCCCGGCGTATTCTGAGAAACAGTTACTATTTGAAAATAATGAAAGCGCCTTTAGAGGCGCTTTTTTTATAAATATCCTCAGTGTTTAAGTAATATCCAATGACCCTAGATCTTCATAACTTTTTTAAGTATTATGATGATAAGAACCCTAATCACGTAGCAGCGGTTCAGTGGTTGGAGGATAATCTTCCAGAAAAATTTTTAGATGACTCCCAGTGTGATTGGGTAAGTATTTTTAGAACTGCTCCACCAGCACCTGCAGTTCTTGACGTTCCTTACTTCAATCAAGTTGATAACTATAGAGATGCACATAGAACTTGCAACTCTTCGTCTTGCGCCATGTGTCTTGCATTTCTCAAACCAGGAAGCATTAAAGGTGATGACGAATACGTTAAGAAAGTATTCGCAATTGGTGATACGACTGATCACTCCGTACAAACAAAAGTTCTTGCTGGATATGGAGTTAAGTCGCATTTTAGTTACAATCTTTCTTTTGCTGATATTGATAAGAGCCTTGATAGAGGTAAACCTGTTGTGATTGGTATACTTCATCGTGGATCTTTGACTAATCCTACTGGTGGTCACATGTGTGTAGTTATTGGCAAAACACCAGATGGAAAGGGATATTATGTAAATGATCCATATGGTTCTTTAAATGATAATTATAGTGGTCCTGTGACTAACGGTAAGAAAACAATTTATACAAAGGCAGTTCTCAAACATCGTTGGTGCCCAGGAGGTAACGATGGGTGGGGAAGGATCTTCGACTAATTTTAAACATAAGATATTGCAGTTAGTAAAAAAACTAACTGATGAAGGTAAGCACAGGGAAGCATCAGAACTTTTTAAAATTTATTTTCCAGATATAGGAGGTCCAGATGGCAAGAGTTGATTTACATAACTTTTTTAAATTTTATGATGATCGAAACCCAAGTCACATCAAAGCAGTTCAATGGTTAGAAGATAATCTTCCTAATGATTATCTTGAAGATGATGTTGAATGGGCAGATATTTATAGAGGTAAAGGAGGAGGTGCATCATCAGGTGCTTCTGCTCCTGCTGGTGATGTATGCCCACACTGCGGTAAACCTCTGGGAAAGTAACTAGCGGCGGTGGATCTTCTGCTCCATCTGCCGCTAGTGGTGGTGATGATGTTCCCATGATGGGCATTAAGTTAATTAAGGAGTTTGAGGGATGTCATTTAAATGCATATCCCGATCCTTTAAGTGGGGGACTTCCAATTACTATTGGTTGGGGTTCAACTAGAAATAAGAATGGGCAACCATTCCAAATGGGAGATAGTATTACCCAACAAGAGGCGGATGAATTGTTAATTAGTCAGTGTAAGAACCAGTTTCTTCCTGCACTGCGTAAAATCCCACATTGGAACGAGATGTCTGATGGAAAAAGAGGCGCTTTGCTCAGCTTTGCTTATAATCTTGGTGCCGGTTTTTACGGTGGTGATAACTTTAATACTATTACTAAACGCTTGAAGAATAAAGAATGGGATTTAGTTCCCGATGCACTATTCCTCTATCGTAATCCTGGTTCAAACGTAGAAGCAGGACTTGCTCGTAGAAGAAAGGCAGAAGGTGAATCTTGGAAAAAAGGTTAACCTTACTCACTAACTACGATGAACAAACAAAAAGAAAATAAAATGTCTACATTAATTCGTATTTTAATTTTGAGTTGGTCTGCTGCTCTTCTTACTGCAAGTTATGCTGGTGCTCTATCTAAGATGGACCCAACCTTTATTGCTACTGTGTTCACAGCATCTGCTGCTACATTTGGTATTAATACTATGAAAAAGGGTGGAGATGATGATGATGAAAAAGATGAAAAACCAGTAAGAAGGGATGAGTTTGTAGAAACTCCTCCTACAGTAAGAGTCGAACCAGTTTGGGAAGAACGTTCTGCAGAGCAACCTACTTGGGAAGCAAGAGTATCTGAAACACCTTTGGTAAATACTGATTATGGAACTGACAATTCACTTGAAGAAAGAGTTGAAGCACTTGAAGCAAAAGCGGATGAAGAAAAACCATTTCAAAGAGGAGATCTCTGATGTCTAAGTCTCCTAATAGAGGTAAGAAAGGTTCTGCTAATAATAAGAAGCAGAACCAAGGAAATGCTACTGCCAAAAAGGCAAAAAATGGAGGAAAGAAAAAATGATGTTACTGGAGATTTTAATTGCTGGTAACGTTATGCTCGGACCTAATTTATGCCATGTTGATTTTTTTCACAAAGGCCAACTCTATACGGTCGAATACAAATGCCAAGAGAATGGAACACTCCCCACAGAGAAAAGTGGAACGCCCCTATCCATAACATATTGAAAGCCATAGACAATCACACAATGTTGTGGTTTGAGACTGGTGATGAATGGCATTTGCAACAACAACAAATATTAAGAAAATATGTAAAAGATTTGAAAGTATGGATACACGAACAGGAGGGATGTTGGGATGAGTGAGTTTCCTTTTGGTGTATTCACACTTTTAAGTTGTGGTCTTGCTTTTACGGCATATATCATTTACTACATATTAAAGTTAGCACACGAGGAGATGGACAATGAAACATCTAAGTCTGATTCTATCAATCACAAGTCTGAGCATTAGTGCTGCGATTGGTGTAGGAGCATATATCACCTATCAAAAAGCACAGAAGATTCTGAATAATCCAGAAGAGTTTGTCAGTGCTGTTGTAGAAAAACAGGTATCGAAAGTATTTGAAAAATTACCAGTACCAGGTATAAATACTCAGAAGTTTAAATTACCATTCTAATGTCCGCAATGGTTCCCCCTAGCAGAAAGTCCTGCTATAATTTCCGAGTAGTGGAAATTACAAAAGTACTTGATGGTGATACTATTGATGTTATTATTGACTTAGGTTTTGATTTATATAAGAAAGAAAGAGTTAGGGTTGCTGGGGTAGATACTCCAGAGAAGCGTACCAAAGACGAAGAAGAAAAGGCACTTGGTTATGACGCAACACACTGGTTGGAAGAAAAACTTGCTGCTGCTATTGCGGGTGAAGAAGATCTTGTTATTATGACTGAGCTTGTTGGTGGTGTCGGCAAATATGGTCGTCTACTTGGCTGGTTATATATCGGAGACGCAGAAATCTCACTTAATGAGCAAATGATCACCGAAGGATATGCTTTTCCTTACGATGGGGGCACAAAGGTTAAGGATTTTGAGCAGTTAAGAGAAATACGCAGACAGCACGGCACTCTTGTAGAATGAAACTCTTTATCTTAGACGTACTAATAGTTCTAAGATTGCTCACTAATGATGGTATAATGCTTGAGAATAGAAGACCAACTTCTAAGCCACTATCACCAGAGATTATTCGTTTTGTCAGGAGACCCGCACGAAGAGGTCGTAAAAAATCGTTACAGTTTAATACAACTTTGTTAAATAGTGAAGATTTGTTTAAGGTGATACCAAATGAGTCAGGCACCAGCAAAAGAGAATCGTAAGGAATAGAAGGATAACATCTTTGTTGATATGCTATACAATCTTGTGGTGTATCTTCCAGTATTAATTTTCTCTTGGGTTATTGATAAATTCTCAGATTGAAAATTTAGCAGACAATTTCTTAGCAATCTTCTTGGCAGGGGCAAATAGAGGTTTAAATCTCTTTTGCCCTTCTTTTGTAAATTTATCTGCTATTACATCATCAATAATAATCTTGTTATCAATCTCATATAGTGAATTGATTTCAACTTGGTCTCGGATATACTGCTCTACATTGTCTATTTTTTCTACAAGACGTGTACCAGTAGCAGAGTATTCAAAGATATCAATATGACCTTCTTCTGCTAAAACATAATGTAGGACGGGTTTGACTTGCTTAATCTTAACTTTAAATTTCTTCTTGGTTGCTTCTTTGATGAGTGGTTCAGCAGCGTTCTTAAGGGCATTGAACACAGTTGTGGCAGCCATTGTAGCAGCAGTCGTTACAACTGCCACGGAACCTGCCGTAGCAACAAGAGAAGGGTCAGGTAAATTAATATCGACTCCATAAGCAGTAAAAGTAGGTTGAGGTTTATCTGCTGGAACTTCTACAACAGGAGTAGGAGTTTGAGTGGGAGGGGTTTGAGCAACCTGAGGTAGTTGAGGAGGGGGGGTAGTATCAGGTAATCCTCTCTCTTTTGGTTTCTCTTCTTGTGCTTGCTTTTGACGTTCTGCATTTACCGCAGCATCAAACTCTGCTTGAGTTGGAACATTAATAACTGGATACTTGATTGTAGTATTTGGGACATCAACAACAGGAACTTCTAATCCACGAACAACGGGTTGCTCAACACCACGAACATTCGGTCTATCTATGGTCGAAATTACAGAAGGACCAGATATTCTATTAATGTTTGCATTTGGTATGTTAATCGGATTATTTCCGATTATGGGTCTTAAATTTGAATTATTAATTAGTTTTATTGGTTCCATTTACTACATCCTCAACTCTTGGGTATTTCACAACAACATCTGCACAAACTTTGTAGTAAGGACTATCGGGATGGAACATCACACCATTCTTATATGCTTCACCGCATTTTATTAATCTTACAAGTTCAAAATCTAATCTTGCTTTATCAGTTTCTACTTGTTGTCTAGCAATTTCAGTTGCCGCTCTTTTTTTGCACAAACTCATTAGATCGCCATCTAATGGAATATTGAGACCAGCAGAAATACCCCAGTTTCCATTGCGTGATGCAAATGTTTCTGGGTCATCACTTGCATTATTACTACTCATTAAAAACGGAGATACTGAAAAAGTTGCTCCCTGACAACTTACACCACCACCATAAGTATTGAGTGCATATGGTCCTTGTAAAACCTGAACAGCTTGATTGGTTACATTTCCTGTTGCACTTGCACTTGGTCCAGCAATATTAGTATTACTGGGTGCAGGAGTACTTTGAGCAAATGCAGTTCCTGTTGAGATTATTGCGTAAAGACAGAGATTGATGTAGTGGTTGATTGTGTTTCTGTAGTGCGATCTATCCATGTTTCTTTTGCCACTCCAGGGCCAAGATACGTCTCACTAAATTGAAATGGGGCACCTTGAGTCATGATGGAATAACCAGCACCCCTTTGTGGAGTGCCAGGAATGTTAATGTTTGTACCAGTTACAGTATAAGATTCGCCAGTGGTATATTCAACTTGACGAATAGTTTCTATAATCTTTGTTACTGATTCTGTAGTTGCATTGATCGTGCCTCTGGTAAAATTAGGCACAACACTATTAGCATAAGCAGGAGTACAAATGACTCCCGCTGCTAAAAGCAAAGCGGGAGTTAAATGTCTCATTTGAATACGCTCAACTCAATTGATCTTTGAGCAGTAGCACTTGTTCCAGCACCACCAGCAGTAACGGTAGGAACACCAGTTGGGGAAAGAGTGCCCGCAAGGGTTCCCTTCTCACCACCAACTTGAGTTACACTATCTCCATAGAGATTTGGTGTTCCAATCACACCATTCGTAACTGTTTGTGTAGTAACAGGAGTATCGGCAGCATTAATACTCTCACTGAATGAGAATGCTTGACCTGGAGTATTGATATCATAGGTTCCAGCACCACCTACACCACCAAAGGATGAAGATTGGATATTGGTTCCCGATGCGGAATATGAAGCACCGATTCGGGTTGATTGAACTGCAGCACCATCAACTTTCAATTGTACGGAGTCAGTGATTTTTGATGTAATTTCAGCAGCATTAACTGGGATTGCGAAGAATAACGAAAAGGCTAATAGAAGTCTTTTCATTTTCTTATTGTGATAAACACTACAAGTATTTAGCAAGGTGTCCTCATCTGGGGGCTTGACGGGGGCAGCAAACCATAGTATGATAAATAGGTAAACAAATGTTACGAAACGCTAACGATTCTTAACACTGTTAAACACCCGTTAACCGAGACCTATGGGTGTATAAGAACGTCTCTCATATCCCGCCTGAGGGTGGCGGGAGCATAGTAACTCCACCATTTCCCTGATGGTCTTACTAACTGTTTAAAACAATGACTGCTACAATTTCA